ATACATATTCCTGATTAGTTTGTTTCTTAATAGTTACCGGTTCTGCAAATGTTAAACCGCCTGCGTCACCAAAGTCAGGGCTGAACCCATACTTAGATTTAATCTTATCTTTAGACCATAATACGCGCCTGTCGTTTGAATCTCTATCAAATGGACTAGCGCATAAGTCTGCCTGTAATTCGTCACTGTCGGGAATGTCAACGGGTAAGCTTTCATCAACTAACCAATCCGCCATCTCTCCCCACATTTCATTTCGTTTATTCTTATACTTCTTAGGTTTTAATGTGCTCGCCCCAAAGTATATAGCTTTAACTTTATCTTTATAACCAAGTTCATGCAGTCGATCAACAATATCAACACCACCACCAGCATCAACAAACATCTTATCTGGTTTCTTCCCTGCTATAGGGCAAACTGTATCTAATATATCAATACAGATAGCGACGTTCTTGCCTAGTGAATTGCATTGCTCACCTATAAAGCTTTGCATTTCGTACATCTTGCGACCTTGACGTTTAATAGTAGCGAATCTATCACCACCTCTTGATGGATCAACACCAACAATCAACGGGCCACTACCTTTTTCTTTTCTGCCTCTTGCCATCATACAATGGTCTGGACCAATCAAGCCGTCACTACCTGATACTTGAAAAGCTTCTGCGGCATTCATTGGATACTCTTGCTTAAATGCTTTTGTACCGTCAACGCCGTCAGTTGTTAATTCTGCTATCTTCATCCTACGCCAAAACAATTGCTCCCTGCTTAAATCATATTGATCTAGCAAAACCATTTCATCTTCATCAAAGGCCGTTCCATCAGGTAAAGCCTTTTTATATTCTGACTGCCAGAACCAGGGAACAAAGATAGATATAAACTCACTCAACCCCTTCTCTGCTAACTTCCATTGCTCGTGAAAGTAATTGCCGACACCATTCGCAGTACTCTCTAATATAACCTCTGTTCCATCTGCATCGGGTACGGCTTGCATTATTCCTTTTGTGTGCTCGCTTGCGTTTAACCAAAATGACACCTCTGAACCATGAAAGTATTGTATAGTTTGACCTCTACCTACTACCTTGTTTCCTGCTGTACCTATTTTGTAACCTGAATCTAGTTTATCAAATTGTAATTCTTTAGCGTTAGCTGCGCCTGTTGTTGGCTTGACGAATACGGGTAAGTTTTCATAATACCTTTCTGTCATTTCAAATAGTGCGTTAGTTGATTCGCCATCGTGAGTTAATATAAACGCCCGTACACCTTTATTGTGTGTAGTACGCCAAACGTATCGACCTTCTACATAAGTGCTTGCACCTTGCTGTCTACCCTTAAGGATGATAGCTCTAACCTTGCCTGTGTCTTTTATTTGCTGCTCAACCATTTTGTGAATGTATAACTGAGCGTCATTTAATATTAAAGGTTGTAAACCTTCGTTCTTGGTTCTAATCTTTAAACAGTTTCTGGCGTAGAATGTAAAGTCATCCTTTAACTGCAATCGCTTATCAGTCAAGAGAGTCAAGCCATTCTTCGTGAGACAATTCAATATTAAGGTTTTTAGCCTCAACTTTCTGTGTTGTTACCCTGTCTATAACCCTGTTAGCTGTATTTAAATCATCAGTGTCTAGTGAATTATTAATGATACGTCTAGCTTTCATAGTGGGCATATCCTTAAGTTTGTTTTTTAGCTCAAGATATTCTGGGTTAACATTACAATAATTATAAAGAGTTGTTGTGCTTATATCTGCATAGCAACAAGCCTCTGAGTCAGTACAGCCCCAAGTAAACGCCTCTCTTAATAAGTTGAGCGTTTCTTTTGTCATTTTGGTTGGTTGGCCTGCTGATTTACCCATTAATTAATCCCTCGGAAACACTGTAAAGTTAGAAACATCACCACTAAAGTCTTTGGGCGTTCCGTCTACATATTCACCATGAACCTTCCAACCCGTACCAGATGGAGTTAACACCCCTGTTTCTGTTGGGTACTGAAAATATTCATTAGCATTGAATGTCGTACTTACTCCATCAACCTTTACTGTAATAGGTATAGCAGGAGCTACAACACCGTCAGCAGATAGTTTAGTTACTACCGTACCATCTGGTTTTTTAAATACCATTCTTAACTCTGTGTTACCAGATAAATCAAAATCAGCATTTATTACTATCAGCTTACCTATTTCATTTTCTTTAACAGTCACAAATTTCCCCTTGAAAACCTTCTTTATCTGTTACAGGCCCGTTAAAGCCTTCTCTATCTGTTATTATACCGCTAAAAGCTATTTGAGGGTATACCGTACCAATTACCGCGACAGGATCGTCATTTATCAACCCCATTAAAGCAGTGGCACTATCATCAATTAGCCCTTCAAATCCTTGACTACCCGTTACTTTACCGTTAAAGCCTAAAAAACAATCTGGACTAGGCGGGGCCGCAGAAGAAAACCCTCTTGTGATTACCCTTTGTAACGCGCCGAACCCTCTCGATATTATATTAGACATTAACTAGCTCTTGTTTTCTTAGTCGGTGTAGTCGCATTATCCAATGTGAACGTCATGGCGGCAGTAGTGTTATTTAATCTAAAATCCGTCCATGTAGTGCTTACTTGTTGCGGGCTTCTTAAGTCTGACCACATCATGTGTAAACTTTGAGCTGGGGTCATTGCTGCGCCGTTTACTGCATAACTTTCTGTTAGTGTACCTGTCCATACATCACTAAAACTCAAGTCATTTAACGCTGATATTTCAGCGCTAGTTGAAAATCCTGTAGCCGTCAGCCAATCACCTTGGTTTAACTGTAATTCATTAGTGTCAGCTAAAATACTTGTAATACCTGCGTTATCTGGCGCTGTGTAACTTGCCGCTAATAATGCGTTGTTAGTTCCTGCCATGTCGGTATTGGTTGTAGTTGTTGCCACTAAAGCAACGTTGGCCACTGTATCGGTTGCAGGGTCAAAGTAATCAGCACTTAAAATTGTTCTTGCGTTAAATTGAGCGACCGATGGAGGAACCACGGTATTAGCTGAGTTAGTTCCCCTCATATCTGTGTTTGTAGTTGTTGTGGCTACTGTTGTTACGTTTGCAACTGTATCTGATGATGGATCAAAATCATTAAGTGCTGTAATTTGTGCCGGTATAGTTGTACTAGTATCAGTTAGTATTGATGATATATCTGTGGCGTTATCTGCTGTTTGTGGAAATGATGTAAATAACTGAACAGTTGCAGGGATTGCGCCCGTACCGGTAAAGGTAAAAGCTATATGGTCGGCGTCAGTTTCTGTTTGAGTTGGTGAGTAGCTATGATAACCATTACCTTCATGAGCCGGTGCCGTTGCACCTCCTGCTGTTTGAGTTCCGTTATCCTTAGTTACCAAAACAGACACTGAGCCAGTGAAGGCTGTGCCATCTGCCGCTGTTATCATTTCAGCGCCTATTGATTGAGATGCTACATTCTTTTTCACTGTAATAGCCTTTTGAGTGTTTTATTAATTATATCAGCTTAGTAATACATTTGCATTTGATGCCCATGCGGGCTGGAATCCTCCGCCACCACTAGTGCCTTCAAATGTCCATTGACTATCGTTACCAGGAAAGCCTATCCCTGTACCCGTCAACCCTAACTGTGTATCTGTTATTGTTGTGCCAGCACCCTCATTCATTGGAAAATAAATAATAGGTGTAAATATAGCGTTATCGGTTGGGTCGTAATTAAGGAAATCAGAGGCTAGAGATTCAACGTTGGCAGTTGATAATAAATCATCACCTTTAACAACGTTAAATATTTTGCCGCCGTAATATCTATCAGCGTTACCGTCAGCTCTTCTGCCTAAGTTCCAAACAACCCCCGCGTAATCATTGAAGCTTGCATTAGGTGATGCCGTCCTGACCTCTGTATCACCCTCCATACAGGTTATAATTTCTATTCTATCTGTTGACGCCCTGTATTGAACAACAACGTACATATAACCAGTTGGAATAGCTATTGTCGGAGAGCTAACATCATCAGAGCCGCCGCCTAGAACACGTAATACATCACCCGTACTGTCTGAGGTTAAGTTTATAGCCCCTGTACCAGTAGTTGATGTATTGTTACTAAACCAATACTGCAATCTATTATCCGCTAGAGTGTCAATCTCCATCCAGAAGGCACAGAAAGCATCTTGTGTGCCATTGGCGCTAATATTCCAAGCGTCATCATCCCGGAGGTTAAAGTAATCATTCATTCTATCA